ATAGCTTCGACCCAGGATGCCGAATGGAGCATTGGCGAGATGCGCATTGATCTGACAAGCGGGGGTGGTCGATGAAAGTCAATCTTCCGCCAGCACCGGCTAAATATGAGCCTGACTACTTTATCAGGGCGTTTGCGGCCATCGATCGGATCTTTAGCAGGACGGTTTCTACCATCGAGGTGACGGATTCCATCCTGCTTCAGTCGCCGAACGGATCAGTGTATAAGGTGACGGTTGGAAACACTGGAACTCTCACAACGACGTTGGTGCCACTTGGACAAACAGGCGCACCTAATTACTAAGCTTCAGATCGCGCTCGATCACGGTGGCAACACCCATTCGGTCGAAGACGTGTTTGAAGCTTTGCAATCCGGCCAGATGCAAATGCTCTGGAAGGAGAATTCTGGCGTTGTGACGATGGTAAGCCAGTATCCTCGTAAGCGGGCGATGACGGTTTTCTTGGTCTTTGGCGATATGGACGAGGCGATGACGATGCAGCCTCAGTTGGTCCAGATGGCAAAGGATATGGGCTGCGAGTTTATCGAGATGAGTGGACGAGTGGGCTGGAGCAAGGTTCTGCCCAAATATGGCTGGCATCAAACGGGCATTTCTCATGCTCTGCCTATTATGGAGATGACACATGGGTAAGAGCGCACCATCGTCTCAGACGGTTGTAAACAAGACAGAACTGCCTCAGTGGGTCCAGGAAGCTGGTCAGAAGAACCTTGCTGCGGCCTACGATGTGTCGGCTAACATGCTTGGCCCATATGAAGGCCAGCGGGTTGCCGGTCTAACGCCTGGCACGGAGCAGGTGGTTGGCAACATCACGCAAAATGCGGCCATGTCGCAGCCTGCCTTTGCCTACGCTCAACAACTTGCGGCGCAAGCTGGCGGGTATCAACCGACGCAGGTTCAGCCTGGTCAGCTCTCCCAAACCGATCTGTCCCAGTACATGAACCCCTACACGCAGGCGGTTCTTGGGACTTCGCTTGATGTGCTAAACCAGCAGCGGCTGACCGGGTTGAACCAAGCCTATGACGCGGCTCTGAAGGCCAAGGCTTTTGGTGGATCGCGGCAGGCCATCCAAGAAGGCGTTGTGAATGCTGCGGCGCAACAGCAGGCTGGGCAACTGGCGGCGCAGTTGATGGCGCAGAACTATGGGCAGGCGCAGACGGCGGCGCAGGCTGACATTACACGGGCTATGGAGGCTCAGCGTCTTAATCAGCAGGCTGGTCTATCTGGCGCCCAGTTGGGCATCCAGGGCGCTGGTGCTCTTGGTCAACTGGCTGGCGCTGGTCAGGAAGCCTATCTAACAGGGCAGACAGGGGCGCTGACGGCTCAATCGCTATTGCAGGCCCAGCAGCAGGCTCAACTTGATGCGGCCCAGCAGGCCTATCGTGAAGCCCAGCAATTCCCCATCCAACAGCTTCAGATCCCGATCCAGGCTCTTGGTGCAACCCCATATGGCTCTACAAAGACAGAGACAGGGCCAGGGATGCAGAGCAGTCCATTGCTGAGCGGTCTTGGCGGTGCAGCGTCTGCCGTGTCGATCATGGCCGGACTGGCTTCACTGTGATTGATACTGCGCTCCAGTTCTCGGGCGGCAAGGATAGCCTTGCCTGCCTCTATCTCTATCGTGAGCGATGGGATGATCTCTATGTGGTCTGGCTGGACACCGGGGCATCCTATCCAGAGATGTTGGAATATATGGAGCGTTGGTCGAAGCGGTTGCCGCATTTCATCCATCTGAAATCGGATCAGCCTGCGAACATTGCGGAAAGAGGATGGCCGGTTGACGTTCTGCCGATTGAAAACACGGCTCTTGGCAAGGCGATCAGCGGGAATGAAGGCCCAACGATGCAATCTTGCCTGGAGTGTTGCGCGATCAACATCTGGATTCCCCTATATCAGGGGATCAAGGATCTGGGCTGCACGAAGATCATTAAGGGTCAGAGGATGGATGACAGGCGCAAGTCAACGTCCAAGAATGGACAGATCATCGACGGCATCGAGTACATCATGCCGATTGAGGACTGGACCGAAAAGCAGGTGTTCGATTATCTGGCGCAGGTTGGTGCGGATATGCCGCCCGGCTATGGGCTCGGCGAGAAAACAGGCCGCGATTGCTGGAATTGCACTGGCTTTCTGGACGACAACCGCAAACGCATCCATAATCTGCCAGACAGCAAGCGTGAAGAGATGCTGCGCCGCTTGGCAATCATCGACAAGGCAATCGACGACCAGAGGGTGCGTTATGGCTGACAATCTGTTTGGCGATCTTGAGCGGCAATATGGTCTCCCGTCTGGGTTTCTGGCGCGGACGTATCAGATTGAGAGCGGGAGCGGGGCAAACCTCTACAACCCATTGTCAAAAGCTGCTGGCGGTTTCCAGTTTATCCCAAGCACTGCAAAACAATATGGATTGAAAGACCCATATGATCTTGCGCAGTCGGCTGATGCGGCGGCAAGGCTTGCGGCTGACAATCGTGCTGCATTGCAGAAAGCTGGGATCGAAAGTCCATCCGCCGCGCAACTCTATCTTGCCCATCAGCAAGGCGCATCTGGCGCGAACAAACTGCTTGGTGGCGCAGATACCAAGGCCACAGACATTGTGGGCGAAAAGGCTGTTCTTTGGAACGCTGGCAAAGCCTCGATGACAGGCCCAGAGTTTGCCGAGCGCATCATGGCGAAGTTCGAAGGAACAACGCCTGCTGCGGCTCCTGTTAACTATACGGCTCCCTGGTCAAATGCAGCCAGCGCGTTGGGTGATGTGGATCAAAGGTATCTTGGCGGAAGTCTTGGATTGCTTCAAAAGCAGGCATCCAATCTGCTGGGCATGGTGACGCCAGAAGGATCGGCATCTTTGCCTGCTGCGGCGCCATCACCCATAGGCTTTACAGAGCCTGGGCAGAGGTTTGGGGCAAGCCTGCCGCAGTCGCTAATGGGATCTCAGCCACCGGGTGGCGTTGGGCCTATGGCAACGGCTGGAGGCGGTCAGGCGGCAATGGCGGCTGTTCCTTTAGCTCCAAAGGATACGGGCTTCAGCATCGACAATATGACGGCTGGACAGGCCGCAGGGTTTGCCGGGCTTGGGAATGCTCTGATAGCAGCGGGCGCCCCAAAGATGACTTGGAAGCCCAGCGGCGAGGCAGCACCAGCCTTTCGAGGGCAGTGGCGTGATGACATCTTTGCCGGGCTGCTTGGCCCGCGTTCTTGGGGATAACAGACATGGCGACAATCGAAGACATCAACAGCATGTATCTCGGTCTGACCGGCACCCCCGGCGATCCGCAGATCCTCGGCTATCTCTATGACGCCATCAACAATGGCAGAATGACGATCGGGGACGTGCGAGCAATGATCGCCCCGCAACAGGCTATGCCTGCTGGTCTGCTTGGTCCAGCGCCTCAGCAGGCGCCGCAGATCAACCCAGAGATCGCCAATGCCTTCATGCAATCGCTGCTCTATCAATCGCAGTTGCCGGGCATGAATCGCATGGAGAACCCAACTGCCAGAGGTCAGGCATATACGCCTCCTATGCCAACGCCAACTCGTGTAAGCTGGTCGAAATAACTGCTGGGTGTCCCGGCTACAGATGATGAGGACGACACATGGCTGAGAATGACTTCCTGAGCGGCCTTCTGGGGGGCGCAAAAGACGTTGGCAGTTCGATCTATGGCTTCCTGGGTGGCGGCGAGCAGACGCCTGCTGCTGGTGGGCAGATGCCTGATAGCATGTCGATGATGTCACAGGCTGATCAAAGGCGGCTGATGTTCTCGACATTGGGTCAGGTTGGTGCGGCGTTGCTGGCTGCTGGCGCCCGTCAGTCGCCGGAAAGCAGGGCGCAGGCGTTGGCTCAGCTTGGCAAGATCGGCCCAGGCATTGAGGAGTCGATGCAGAGGAATGCGGCGCTTCAGCAGCAGAGGATCGCGGCGCAGCGGCAGAATGAGCTTTTCCCCATACAACTTGCAGCGGCAAGGGCTGGGCTCGCACAGCAGAACATTGGGCAGGCTAAGAGTATCCTTGAACTTCAAGGGCAGGCATCGGCCTTGCAAAGACAGATTGCTACTTACGATCAAATCGGCCTTCCAGACCAGGCAAATGCGGCGCGTGGGCAGCTTTCCAATATCCAGCAGGTAATCAGGTCATTGCCTTCTGGTGGTGGCGCTCCTGCTGGTGCGCCCGCTCCTGCTATGGGGCAGACATTGCCAACTATGGCGACTCCTGCCGCAATCACTCCTGCTCAGCCAACAGTGACAACCGTTCCTGCGCCTGTTCAGATTACTGGAACAGAACTTCCTCCTCCTGTTGAGGGTGCGCCTGCACCTATGGTTCCGGCGCCTGCGGTTCCTGCGCCTCCTGTTACTCAAGCACCTGCTGTTTCACAGTTCGATCAATATGTGAAAACAAATCTTCCCTATTTAACATCTGAGCGGGTTCGGTCTGTATTTGCTGCAAAGCCTGGAGACCCGGCTGGTGCGATGGCTGATCTTCTGAAGTTGAATGAAGATTCCCAGCAGCAGCAGTTGACGAATGAAACAAAAGTCAGAAATGACTTCAGCCCAAAAGCTGACCGATATGACACAATCCAGAAAGCATATCTCACGCTTCCGAACTTAGGAGACCTGAAGAGCGGCATATCTGACCATGCTCTGATCCTATCCTATTACAAAATATTTGATCCGGGATCTGTTGTCTCGACAAACGAAACAGGACAACTGCAAGCATCAAGCGGCGCACTTGATAGCGCATTGCAAGGCAGATTGAACAAGGTGCTGACAGGTGAGTTGCTGACTCCAAAAGAGCGGATGGATCTCTACGCATCAGCAAAGGCTAAATTCGAGCAGGAATATACCTCCTATGAGAAGGCTTATGGATCGGCAGTCAAGAATGCAGAAGCGTTCAAGCTAGATCCAGAACGGTCAGTGCCTGATGTTCGTGATCCTCAGGTTATTTCAACAGTTAGACGTGAGCGTGATCTGGCTGACATTTCCAGAAAGATCAGCGCAAACGAGGTTATGACACTTGGACTAGAAGACCTTAACCTCCTGGACCCAAGCAAGATGACTAAGCCTGCAAGGGATGCAGCAAAAGCACAACTTGATCGGCTCCAAAAAGCTGCAATGGTTCCGCCTCCTGTAGCCACAACAGAACAGCCACAGCAAGGCTACGGGCTTGGGCAGAACCCGTTGCGCGGCGCAATGCAAAATTATCCTCGCGGTCTTCTGCGTGAGAACCAACTTCCCCCCGTTGGATACTGAGGTGATTTATGGCTGACGACAACATTCTTGATCGCCTGAAGTCCTACAGAACGGCAGGGCAACCTGAGACGGCTGTTGGCCCTAGTGCGGCTGATGCAGCGCAGGCTGAGATGCTGCGCATTGCACAGACGCGCTCTAAGTTTGGCTTGCAGCCATCTAGTAGCATTTGGCGTGATGTCGTTGGCCGTGGAGTTATCGGGCAAGGACTGGCAATGGGCGGTGGCGATGAAGTTGAAGCCTATGCACGGTCTTTGGTTTCTGGAACGCCTTATGAGTCAGAGCTTGCAAAAGTTCATGGCGAGATTGCTGTTGCTAAGGCTGAGCGCCCTATAGCGATGGGGGCTGCTGAACTAGGTGGCGCTGTTCTTCCTGCTGCTGCGACGTATTTCATCCCTGGTATGCAAGCAGCGGCTCCTGCTGCAACTGCAAGGACTGCTGGGCTGGTTGCGCAGATCGTTCGTGGTGCTGGTACTGGCGCTGTTGTTGGCGGTGGTACAGGAGGCGTTGAGGGCTTCCTAAAGGGTGAGGGTGGGGCAGGCGCACGGCTTGATAAGGCGGCTGAAGGCGCAATGATGGGCGGCTTGTTTGGCGGCACTATTGGCGGCGCTCTGCCGCTTGCAAAAGGTGCCTTACAAGCGTTCAACGCTCCTGCTGAACAGGTTGCGGCAACTCGTTTGCAGAACGTCTTGCAGCGTGAAGGAACTGACATCGAGGCCGCAACCCAACAATATATGGCTCGTCAGGCAACTGGTGCAAAACCTGAAATCATGGCTGATGTGTATGCTGGCGGTCCCGTGTTTATGGAGTCGCGCCGGGTTGCCAATATGCCTGGTGAAGCCACTGCATTGGCACAGCAAACGTTGAGCGAGCGAGCAAAGACACAAGGTCCGCGCATCCAGTCTGCTTTTGAAGAGATGGCTGGGACTGATGCTAAATTCTATCCTGTGATGAAAGAACTAGAGACAGTTCGCAGCACAACTGCTGCGCCTTTGTATAAAGAGGCATATCCGCAGCCTGCTCGATCTGCCGCAATTGATGACGTATTGATACGCGTTGAGGACTCCGTGTTTGACGAGGCCAGGAAGGCTGCTCGGGATGAGAAGCTGATCTTCCCAAACCTTGTTCAGCGCAATGTAGGTGGGGAAGCCAAGGTTGTTGGCGACTACACCATCAAAGAAGTCGATATGGTGAAGCGTGGACTGGACTCTATCATTGAAAGTGGAACCGATATAACCGGGAAACTGAATGAGTCGGCTCGACGTGCTTTCCGTCAAAAACAGCAGCTTACCAAGGCGGCTGATGAGGCTGTTCCAACTTATGCTGCGGCTCGATCTGCCTGGGCTGGACCCAGTGCAGTTATGGACTCGATGAAAAAGGGACAGCGCATCTTTAATGAACGTGCTGAAAATTCATTGAGCGATATTGTCAGCATGGGCAAGTCTGAAAAGGAAGGCTTTCTTGTCGGCGTCTTGGATTCGGTCCAGCAGCGCATTGATGCTGTTATGGCCGGAACAGATACCAGCAGGCGCTTCCTTTCTGGTCTGAACAAAAAACAGATCGAAGCGGCGGCATCTGCTGTTGCCAAAGACCCTGTTGAAGCCAAGGTTATCGCGAATAAGTTGATCGACAACATTGAGCGCGAGTTTCGCATGGCTGAAACAAAGCGTGGCATCAAAGGTGTTTCGGCTACAGCAGGATTGCAGGCAGAGCAGCAATCAGCTTTGCAGCAGGCTGGCACGGCTGGGAGCATACTGACGCAGCTTGCACAAGGAATGTCGCCAACGTCTATGGCGGCTCGCGGCGTTCAGGGTGGGCTGAGCCGATTGGCAACTGGTGTGACCGGCAAGCGCATGGAAGATGTCAACCAGGAGCTTGCCAAGTATCTATATGCTAAAGATCCAGCGGCATTGCAGGCCCAGACTAGCCGCCTGATGCAGGCTTTGCAGCAAAAAGGGCAACAGGCAATGCCGTCCAGGCGCGAGCAACTGATCCCTGGCTTGCTAGGTGGGTCATACGGCTCACGCTGATAACTCACTGATTATTAACGATAAATGGCGGTTGTGGAAAAAATATCCATGACCGCCATTTTTCCTGTTTACAAAATCTTTTTTGCATAATAAATTATTTTACATGGGCTGGTGATTCGCACCGCCCTGCAACGGGGTCAAACGATATGTACGCAGTTCTTTACCGTCCCAAGGATGCCGGATGGCGTCATGTTGGCGATCATGCCGCAATGTTCAACACGCTGCGCGATGCCTGCCGCTACGCAATCAAGATGAATGGAGACCGCACCGGTCCTTTCTATTATTGGGTGGCGTGATGAAGATCGAAAGCGAGTTTCCTACAGAATACATTGAGCTTCAGATAGCCGCCCGCAACATCGCTGACTGCTCTTTGCTGGTTTACTATGCCACGGATGAGGCCGCGCAACTGCGGCACAAGCTGGAACTCCAGCATCATCTGAAGCGGTTCAAGAAGATCATGGAGGAACTGGAATGTCAGGGATGAAGCAAGCCCACTATTGGCAGCGGCAGGAGGATCGCTGGCATCAGCAGTATCTCTTGGCAGAACGTCTTTGCGACACATTGGAGCAGCGCATCTATGAACTGGAACAGGCTATCATCGACGCTGACAAATATCCGATGCCGTTGGAGCTTCGGGAAAAACTTCGCAGTGTTCTGGGAGGCAATCATGCGGGTCAGTAGCGTCAACCGTCCGATCTTCAATATGCGGTTCAACAGGCCGCTCATGCAGCGCAAATGCCCACTCTGCAATCTGACGACAGGTGTTCTGATTCCGCAGAACCAGGCTCTCAGGGAGTTGGGGATCTACGGTGGCACACATGCCCATCTAGTTTGCGTCCAGGATGCAAGGGAGCAACGGCAATGAAGGCAACTTTAAATGGGGCAAGCATCCGTTCAGAACTGATGCATAAGATTGAGACCTATCTGGTCAAAAACAAAGTAAGCGCGACGCGCTTTGGTTACATGAGTACAGGCGACCCGTCCTTGATAACCAAGCTTCGAAACGGCGGCGACATCCGCCTGCAAACCCTTGAGAAAATCATGCAATTTATGATGGATCAGAAGAAGTGACTGAAGCATCACGGGCTCAAAAACTGCTCATCCAGCAGAACGATGAAATAAATGTGTTAAGAAATCGAGTCGCAGAATTGGAGGAGGAGAACCGCCAGCTCCGTAAAGAAATGATCGGGACAGATTATGTGTTCTTTGACTTTCTATCTAACCACCAGACGAAGCTCTTGATGGGAATTTATAACCGCCCTGTAGCTGACTACGCCTACCTCGACAGGATCACCGAGCAGGGCGAAAAATACAACCGCTACACCGACATCAACCATGAGGCTTTGCGCAACAGAGTGTCGATCTGGATGCTGCGCAAGAAGATGCGAGAACACGGCATCGAGATAAAGACGTGGCGTGGTGTCGGCTACTATCTGGATGATGAGAACAAGGCAAAACTGCGTGGCCTACTTAACACATCCGCAGAACGTGTTTAAAAAACGGGAGAAAGTTAACATGAGCGATGATCTTGTGAAGCAACTGCGGGTCGAAGCGCTGATCGCCGACGAGGACTGGACCGGGATTTATCAGATCTCGCCTAATCTGGCGTTTGCCGCAGCCAACCGCATCGAGAAGCTGGAGGCGGAGTTACATCACTGTTTTCACCGTATTGAAGAACTACAGGCGGCGCTGCGAGAGATAGCTGAAGATGCAGAAGATGAGTTTGCGTCAGCAAAGGACATGGGGTGGATCGCCCGCAAAGCACTGGAGGGGAAAGATGACTGACTATGATTGCAAAACAAACGGTCATCATTGGATAGACCACCCTGAAGACGGGCGGTTTTGTTTTTATTGCGATGAAAAATACGATTTTGTGCAACTTTATAATCGCATCGAGAAGCTGGAAGCGGCGCTGCGGACTGTAAAGGAGTGGCACGGCTATGGTCTACCACTGGAGACAACTCGCATAATCGACGCAGCTCTGGAGGGTAAAGATGACGTTGATTGAAATGCTCCGCGCCAACGGGAGTTGGGAAGCTGATGCTGCGGCAGGCAAATTACAATTACAAGCCGACCGCATCGAGAAGCTGGAGGCGGCGTTAAAAAAGATAGCGTTGGACGAACCAGACTGCTGCATGGTTGCAGACAGGATGCGCGAAACCGCTGAAATTGCACTGGGGTTGAAAAATGACTGATTATCAACTGGCGCTTCTTAACATCGCAGCAACCATGTTCACGCTGGTAATCGTGATCGGCTGCAACGGGGCAGTCTTGTTCCTCGGATTAATGATTTGGCAACTTATTCAAGATAAGTTCGATCTGTAACGCAAACACGGGGTCAAAACGATGAAAACGGTTATCTATGAAATCGCCAATATGCTCGCTGCATTCGCGGCAGTCGCCATGATCTTCACCGCCTGCATAGTTTTGGGAGGTTAAGATGAAACCAATCACATGCGAAATAGGGTTTGACGGTGTCTATTCCGTCAAATACTTTAACAGGCAGATCGGATGGATACAGCAAAGCAGGGTCAAAAAGATATGGAGGGCGCTCAGTTGGAACGGGGACTTGAAACACACAAAAACGCTTCGAGAGGCACGACGCTACCTGGTGGAGAATTTCAGGTAAAGGATTGGGAGCAGCACTACAAGGATGTTCGCAACAGGCTCAACGGCATCAAGGCCCAGCCAAAGCAGATCGAGATCATCATTCCACCGGCTGAGATGCTGGCTCTTCCAGAGCCAGAGCCTGAAACACCAAAGCCAATGTTCTCCCGTGATGACCTGCTGATAACGCAGGGTTGTCTTCGGGATAGGGTCAGGCAGATCGTTCTTCCGATCCTGCACAAACACAAGATGACATGGAGGCAATTAGTTGGACAATCAAGAACACGACCACACATCCTACTCCGACGCGAGGCTTGGTTCGCTCTTATCTCAAATGGATACGGATTTGCGGAAACAGGTCGATTATGCGGTAGAGACCACACGACCATCTTACATGCAGTCAGACAATGGAAGCTCAATAATGGATCAGAATATCGACACTATCTTATCGACGAGGGAGATGACCCACGGCTCGTATGTGGAGCAATCAACGGCATCGCAGACGCTAAAACGCCTATGTGAGCAGGCGAGGAACTGGGATCAGATGCCGTGTTATATGCGTGAGAGCGTTCACCTGATCCAACAGAAAGTCGCTCGCATCATCTGTGGCGATCCATTCGAGCGCGATCATTGGGTTGACATCATGGGCTATGCAGCGCTGGTGCTGCGGGAATTGGACAGGTTGCAACAGGAGGGCAGAAATGACGGATCAGCCTAACAGCCAACTGACACGCATCGTCGAGCGCATCGAGAAGCAGGAGGACGAAATCAGCCTTCTGAAGCAGGATGTGAAAGACATCTATACCGAGGCCAAGGGCAACGGATACGACATCAAGATCATCCGCAAGATCATCGCCATGCGGAAGATGGACGAGACAAAGCGCAAGGAAGAAAGCGCGATCCTTGCAGCCTATATGCGCGAAATCGGGATGACGCCTTTAGAGATGGTTATCCAAAAAAACAGGGATGCTGAATAATGGAACGCAATACAGAAACCTGCCTGACTTGCCGCTTCACCAAAGAGAAGACGGGCGGTTCTCTCACCTGCCTGCGCTACCCAAACCAAACAAGGGTCGCCAGGACGCAATGGTGCGGCGAGTGGCAGGCAGACAAGATCCCTACTGAGCGGCGTAAGCGCTCTGCAATGGAGATCGCTGATCCCGTTCTGAGCAAGGAGGCCGAGGAATGAGCTACCGCGTTCGCAACACGCAGGACTTCTTCAGGATCATCGAGAAGGAGCGCAAACGGCAGGAGAAATCCACCAGAGCGGTCAGTGACGAAGCCAACGTGTCTTCGGCAACCTATTCTGCCTCGATGAAGTCTGGATCTTGCACCCTGAAGACAGCTCTGGCCTATGCAAAGGTCATGGGCTTTGAAGTGAGGCTCGAATGGCCGTGATACTTGCAATTGATCCAGGCGCATCAGGGGCGCTGGCGTTCTTCAACCCAGAGACTGGTATGCTCGACGTTGAGGACATGCCGACGCTGGAGGTCAAACGCGGAAACAAGATGAAGCGCGAGATCAGTCCTCAGATGCTGGCAGGGATCATTGCATCACGCAAACCAGACAGAGCCATCATCGAACTGGTGGGGGCAATGCCTGGTCAGGGCGTTACCAGCATGTTCGCCTTCGGGAAATCCTACGGTCTTTGCATCGGTATTTGCGCTGGCCTACAGATCCCGGTGGAGCATGTGACTCCCATCAAGTGGAAGAAAGCAGTCGGCGCCCGCGAGGGCAAAGATGGAAACAGGATGCGGGCGGCAGAGTGCTTCCCCGCATATGCCCACCTGTTTCGACGGGTCAAAGATGACGGCAGGGCAGACGCTGCTCTGATCGCCTTCTGGGCAGCAACGCAATAGGAGAGGACAAATGGAAAATAAGTATTTCACACTGGAGGCTCTATCAGCCTCTGGAGCAAAACTGATCGCCCGCTCGCCAGCGCATTACCAGGCTGCGAAGTATATGGATCGGATGCCAACGCCAGCGCAGATCTTTGGAACCGTGGTTCACGCCATGATTTTGGAGCCGCACAAGTCTCACGCCAGCATGTTCAGCGTCAAAGAGCTGAACTGGACGACCAAGGAAGGAAAGGAAGAGAAGGCAAAGTTGGAGCGGATGGGGCTTCCCATCATATCTACTGCTGATCTCGATAAGGCGCTGCGGATGCGCGATAGTGTGTGGGCGCATTCCCACGCTGCTGAGTTGTTGACGAATTGCCGCACTGAGGTTGAAACCTTTTGGACCGGCTATGAGGCGAAGGTCAGATGTAAAGGCGGCATAGACGCCATTGGCCCATGTGGGATCGTTGATGTGAAAACCACAATCGACGCATCGCCAGAAGCATTTGCCAGAGCCATCAGGCAATATGGCTACTATATGCAGGCCGCTCATTATATTGACGGCATAGCAGAGATCGAAGGCGGCATCGCGCCTTTCACATTTATCGCTGTTGAGAAGCAGCCACCATATGCGGTTGCCTGTTATACGCTTTCCAACGATAGCCTCGCGGCTGGCTGGTCAGCGATGAACAGGATCGCCAAGATATATTCCGACTGCATCTCTACGGGGATCTGGCCGGGATATGAAGGGAAGTCTCGCGAGCTATCAATCCCGATCAATCTGGATACGGCAGCGGTTGCCGATCTGGAGCTTGAAGACTTCTAAAACGTCGAACCGAAGGAAACGGTAAAATGGAAAACGCAAATACACGCATTGTCGTCAAGGATGCTCGTTTCGCCTATGTCCACCTGCTCGAGCCTCGCGCCGCGGCAGAGGGTGCGGAAGCCAAGTACAGCGTCACCCTGATCATTCCGAAGACGGACGAAGCAGGCATCGCAGCGATCAAGGCTGCGATGAAGGCTGCGGTGTCCAAGAAGTTCGGGGACAAGCCGCCAAAGGGTCTGCGCAACCCGCTGAGGGACGGAGACGAGAAGGATGCCGAGTCCGGCGAGTACATGAAGGGCGATGAGTTCCGGGGCAACTGGTATCTGTCAGCATCCAGCAAGAAGCCAGTTCGCGCTCTTGCGGGCAAGGCTCGCCTTCCAGCTACAGAAGATCATCTGCAATCCGGCAACTATGGGGCGGCAGAGTTGAACTTCTACGGCTACGATGCTGCGGGCAACCGGGGTGTCGCGGCTGGGTTGAACGGTGTCTGGATCACTCGGAAGGGTGAGCCTCTGGGTTCTGGCGCAACCGATTGGGGCGTGATCGAGGCAGAGGACTTTGGAACGCCTGCAACCGCAGCAACCGCCAGCATGTCATCGGATGACGTGTTCTAGTCTCTGAACGAAAGACGGCGCAGCGGGGGTCAGTCTGCTGCGCCGTCAATCGCCTCAAAGCCGGGGAGGAGGGGCCGAGGCAATGGCTAAATTTAACACTCTCAAGGACACGCTGCAAATTGCAGACGAGTATTTTGGCTATGTCGAGCTTTATGCACGGCTGGCACGGGACTTTGTATCAGTTGGAGATTTGCCTGGAGCAAACTACGCTCAGAGATCCTTGGTCGCCTATGTCCGCGCCGCCCAGCGAGAACTGGTTGCCGCGATGGACATCAGCATCGAGGCCAAGGAACAGGCGGGAATAGATGCGGTCGCCGGTCAGGGTGACGAGGTCAGCGCAGACGATGATTGGTGGAAGTGATGGGGAATACCTTCGATGACGACGATTTCTTTGCAGACTTGCAACACGATCTGGACGCCAAGTCAGATGCGCTAGAAGCCAAGAAACCGAAGAAGCAGGTGGCTGGCAACACGCCAGAGGAACAGCCAATCAAGCGCACCCTGTTTCTCGGCGATCCCTGGGAAGACAAGTTGGTTGTCGACCCAAAGGGATGGGCGATCAGCAACCACGCCAATCTGGCCCATACGATCCGCAACCATGGCGAATGGACGGAGGCGCTGGCATACAACAGCTTCACAGGCCGCAAGATCCTGTTGAAGACCGTGCCAGGCACCCCGGCGAATAAGCAATTCAAGCCGCGGGAGATCGAGGATCGGGACATCCTGAGCGCTACAGCTTGGTTCAACCGGAACCTTTTCCCCAGAGCAGCCAAGAACCAGGTGGCCGACGCGATCGACGATGTGGTGCATGACGCCATCATCAACCCGGTGAAGCACTTCCTGGAGGACTGCGAAGCGGCATGGGACCAGCAACCGAGGTTGGATAAATGGCTCTTCACCTATTGCGGGGTGGAAAGTGAAGATCCGGCGCACAGCAGCTACATTGAGCAGGTAGCAACCAAATGGGCCGTCAGCGCGGTAGCAAGGGTCATGGAGCCCGGCTGCAAGGCTGACGGTGTTCTGATCCTCGAAGGAAGCCAAGGGGCTGGGAAGAGCACCGCAGCCAAGGTGCTGGCCGGACCTGAGTTCTTCGGCGATAGTCTGCCTCCGATGCATAGCAAAGAGGCCAGCGGCTACGTCCGAGGGCGCTGGATCATCGAACTTGCCGAGCTTGCCAACGTCTCCAAGGCAGAGGTGGAGGTGGTCAAGGCGTTCATCAGCAGATCAGAGGAACGGTTCAGGCCGCCCTATGGACGCAACGAAGTCACGTTTCCCCGGCAGTGCGTCTTTATCGGTTCCACCAATCGGACGGACTATCTGCGGGACGATACGGGCAACAGGCGGTTCTGGCCCGTGAAGGTGGGTAGGATCGACACAGAGGGCCTACAGAGGGATCGGATCCAGATCTGGGGGGAGGCAGTCCATAGATACCGCCAGGGCGAGCAGTGGTGGCTTACAAGGTCTGCGGAGACCATCGCAGCGCAGGAGACCAAGGCGAGGCTCATAGACGATCCCTGGACATCTGAGGTGCTATCCAAGGTGCTGGGGAAGACAGAGACCTGCGTAAGCCAGATCCTGAGCGATATGCTGATCGAGGTCTCCAGACGGGACAGGCTGATGAGCAACCGGGTTGTCTCGATCCTGCTTCAGAATGGGTGGGCGCGGGATGGTCAGTTCAACACTGCCGTCAACAGGGGGCAGGCAAGGTTTATCAAGAAGGGGTGAGGGGGATGGCCGCTTTCTACAATGAAATTGACCAATACGCCGCAGAATGGCTGCGCAACCTGATCAAGAAAGGACTGATTGCAGATGGCGAAGTCAGCACACAATCAATTGTCGATCTTCAACCTTCCGATCTGGCAGGTTTCACTCAATGCCACTTCTTTGCAGGCATCGGCGGATGGAGCCACGCATTGCGCCTCGCTGGATGGTCCGACGACAGGCCGATCTGGACAGGATCTTGCCCGTGCCAACCGTTCAGCGTCGCAGGAAAAGGCGCAGCGCAGGCAGATGACCGCCACCTCTGGCCCGTCTTCTTCAGACTCATTGCCGCCTGCCGTCCTCCTGTCGTCATGGGAGAGCAGGTTGCGGCAGCGGTTGGCAAATCTTGGCTCGACGGAGTGTGTGCTGACCTGGAAGGAATCGGTTACGCCACAGGGGCGGCGGTTGTCCCGGCTTGCGCCGTCGATGCGCCTCACCGTCGAGATCGACTATGGTTTGTGGCCGACGCCAACCATGACGGATGGAAGCCGAGGCATTGGGACGATCAGGCCGCACGATACGGGGATACCGTTGCCACAACGGGTGGCTCAGACGGTGGCGATGTGGGCGACACCAATGGCTCACGAGGCGAGGCTTGGTTATCAGCGTCGGGTGGGGGACACGAAAGGATCGCAGAAATCACTGACGACAGAAGCGACCGATGCTCTGGGGCTTGGGGAAAACATAACTGGCTTACGGGAGCAGACGGAAAAGCCCGGCGCGTTGAACCCAGCATTCGTCTGCTGGCTCATGGGATTCCCGGCAGAGTGGGACGCCTGCGCGCCTACGGTAACGCCATCGTCCCGCAAGTCGCGGCAGAAGTGATTGCCGCATTTATGGAGGCCGATGGGTGCAGATAGGATGCAGACAGGATGCAGATAGAACCGCTCCAAAATGAGGTGGCTATCTGCATCCTGAACATGCAGATAGATGCAGATAGAATTCTACTTATCTTTTTAAAGTATATAAGTTATTGATATATAGGCATAATATATTTAACAGCAGATAGCCTCATTCCTATATCATGCACTTAGCATAGAGTGGCAAAGTTCGTAGAATTCTGTCTGCATTGTCTGCATCGGCATCAGGCGGGGTCAAAAACAGGGTCAACCAATGCAAAGGACAAACATCTTGATGGCCGACAGAACCACAAACAGAGCAAAGACAGCACGAGACGCTGGCCTGTGGGCGGCGATCCAAGTCGCAGACCAAGCCGCCATCAAATATGAAGGCGAATGGGGAATCGGACGCCTGGAGCGCATCGTCCCGCCTGAACTCGCAGCCAAGTTCGCAATCGCCAGACACCAGCTAGACGAGGCTATCATGGCCGTGGACATCGAGCTGGCCGGGCAGAAGGCAATGGCGATGGCAAGGGGCTGGGAGGCGCTGGACAGGGCTGCAAGGGCCGCAGGGCATAGACCCGAGGATAATGCCTACGTGTGGTTCCACGGCTCTCCTGACGGCAGGAAACGCTATGCCTTCGCCAAGTCGGTCCACGACATCCCAGAGATCGCCAAACGCCACCCAGATCACATCGTCATATCCTTCGACGAGATCGTGGGCCTGTTCGAAAGGCCAGATGCAATGGCGACCATTGCAGAGATCAAGAGGCAGTTTCCAGGGGCATACGTCCAGAACAAGAACCCGACGAACACGCTCTTAAACGACGCCATACCATTTTGATGATGAAGACCCATTTTGGGTCATGGAAACCATTTTGAGGATGCAAACCTAATTTGACGAAATAGCCTCATTTTGCAATAAACAGGGAAACCGGAGAAAAGCAGGGTCAGCATGGCAAGAGTGATGACGGAGGAGCAGATCGCTGCAAGGCGAGCCAGGATCGAGAGACGGGCAAATCGTCCGCCGACTCGGGTGAAGATGGCTGAGGAAGTGTCTGTAAAACAAACGAAAATCCTCGGTAGACCGTCAAAGATGACGCCAGCAGTCATAGACGAAATCATCGTTGGCGTGGCTTCAGGGCTGTCCCTCGCCAATGTATGCCGCGATAACCCGAGAACGCCTGAATTGTCTACGGTGTATAGGTGGATGCAGGCAAGCGACGACTTCCGGGATGCCTACCTCCGCGCTTGTGCCAACAGAAGCTTGGTATACGCGGACACCATTGGGGACATAGCTAAGGCCACTTTGAGCGGAAAAGTGGACCCAAATGCCGCGAGGGTTGCAATAGGCGCATACCAATGGCTTGCGATGAAGCTTGTGCCTACCGTCTTCGGGGAGCGGCAGGAGGTGCAGGTAACGCACCAGCACCTGCATCTCCATGCACTGCGGCAACTGTCAGAAGCGGCTAAGGTGGGGCAGGCAGCCATTGCTCAGAGGGAGCTGGAGCTACAAGCCATAGAGATAGGGGACACAATAGGGGACAGCAGTAATGACGACCTGCAACCCATTGAAATCATTACACCTAGGGCGGATGATATATCCGTATAACCGTGATGAGGGACAGATGGGGGACAGGTGGGACGGGGACACAGGCGGCATCAGCAGGCGTCCGAGGTCACGCTGGGATGGGGACGTGTCGGGAGCCCCCCCCGGTCCCCCAGGCGGCGGGGGGCGGCTGCTGGTGCAGCACCCTCTGCTCACAGATACCATTTCACCCCCAGCTTCACCTGCATCCACGGCATCCACGGCATCCACGGCATACTCTGCATCCACGGAACCCAAGCCACCCACAGAACCCCCCTCAACCCCGCAAACGTCTGTCCCTTTTTACAATACAAAACCCCCTGTAACAGGTTAACAGGCAAGCAGGGTGGACCCCCCTCCCCCCCGGTTGCCTTGGTCCGCCCAATCTTCCAAAAAAAAGGAAATTGACTGCATGAAAGTCTTGAGCCTTGGGGCGGGTGTCCAGTCAACCACGCTGGCGCTGATGGCGGCGGCAGGCGAGATTGAGATGCCTGATTGCGCGATATTTGCGGACACTGGTGCGGAGCCAACGTCTGTTTATGATCATCTGCGGCGTCTGGTTTCTGTGCTTCCCTATCCCGTTCATATGGTGAGCGCGGGAAACATCAGGGATGATCTTGTGCGAGGGGCGAACAGCGGCGGGTCTAAGCGGTTCGCTTCTATCCCGTTTTTTATGGATCGAGGCCGCGATGGAATTGGGATGGCTCGGCGGCAATGTACTTCTGAATACAAGATTAAGCCGATAGATAAGGAATTGAGGTTGCTGCTTGGTTATGCTCCGAGGGCCAGGATACCGGCGAAATCTGCGGAGGTGTGGATTGGCATCTCGACAGACGAGGCTATTCGGATGAAACCTTCGATGGTCAATTGGAAGGTTAACCGCTGGCCGCTGATCGAGCGCGGCATGAGTCGGATGGCTTGCCATGATTGGTTATCGAAGCATGGGTGGACTGCTCCGAAGTCGTCTTGCACGTTTTGCCCATTCCGGTCTGACGAGAGCTGGATCAATATGAAGGCGACGGATGAAGAGTCGTTTGCGGATGCGGTGAACGTTGACAGGGCTTTACGATCCAGCGGCATGATGGGGAGTTTTAAGGCGGTTCCATATCTGCATCGAAGCTGCAAACCTCTTGATGAGGTTGATTTGCGCACCAATGCAGAGGTTGGGCAGCCTGATCTGTTCATGAACGAATGCGAAGGCATGTGCGGCGTTTGATATTAGGAGGAAACAGAATGTCAGGGTCAGCGAAGAGCAGGAAGTATGAGATCACATGGCGGTCGGTGGATCAACTGATCCCCTATGCCCGCAACAGCCGGACGCACAGCAAGGATCAGGTTGCGCAGATTGCAGCTTCGATCCGAGAGTTTGGCTGGACCAATCCTATCTTGGTTGACGGGGATGGGACGATCATCGCAGGTCACGGGCGCGTTATGGCGGCTAGGAAGCTTGGTGAGAAGGATGTTCCTTGTATTGAGCTGGGGCATCTGACGGATGCGCAGAAACGGGCATATGTGATTGCCGATAACCAATTGGCGTTGAATGCTGGCTGGGATGCGGAGATGCTGAAGGTCGAGATTGCCGAATTGGTGGATGCTGACTTTGATCTGGGGTTGCTGGGTTTCGATGATGCGATGCTGGCAGGGTTAACGGGGGTTGAGACGGAGGGCCTGACCGATCCTGATGATGTGCCCGAAGCGCCTGCTGTCCCGGTGACTGTGCTTGGCGATGTTTGGGTTATGGGACGGCATCGGATTATCTGCGGATCTTCCACCGAGGCGGACACGGTTGCTAAGCTATTGCTGGATGTTAAGCCGCATCTGATGGTGACAGATCCGCCTTATGGGGTGGAGTATGATGCAAGCTGGCGCAACAAAGCGTTGCGCTCCGACGGCTCTCCCATCGGTGCTAGAGCCGTCGGAGCGGTGCTGAACGACGACAAGGCAGACTGGCGAGAAGCATGGGCGCTTTTCCCCGGCGATGTGGCATATGTATGGTGTGATCCTGGGTCATTACATTGCGTTGTCCACGATAGTTTAATTGCTGTTGGTTTGATCCCGAGAACGATGATCATTTGGGGAAAATCGCACTTTGCGATTGGCAGGGGGCATTACCATCCGCAGTTTGAGCCATGCTGGTACGCAGTTAAAAAAGGCGGGACTGGACATTGGAATGGTGATCGCAAGCAAACCACGCTCTGGCAGATCGACAAGCCACGCAAATCAGAAACAGGCCATAGCACCCAAAAGCCCATCGAGTGCATGAAGCGGCCAATCGAGAACAATAGCAGTCCAGGCCAAGCAGTCTATGAGCCGTTCAGCGGATCTGGCACGACCATCATCGCAGGCGAGATGACCGGACGACACATATATGCGGTTGAACTGAACCCAGCCTACGTCGATGTGGCGGTTAAACGTTGGCAAGATTTCACCGGCCAACAGGCGATCCTCGATGGCGATGGCCGGACGTTCGATGAGATCGCCGGAACCAGGTTGCAAAAGGCAGCAGAATGAACAAGCCAATCAACGACGCTGACGCCTACATCGACTTCATCCGCACCTATGCGGCTGATCCCGTTGGTTTCGTGATCAATGTTCTGAAGGCTGATCCTCTGCCGTGGCAGAAGGACTTCCTGAACAAGATTGCCAAGGGCGAGCGCCGCATCAGCGTCAGAGCCGGTCACGGGGTGGGCAAGTCCACCGCTTGTTCGTGGGCATTGATCTGGCATATGACGTGCCGCTTTCCGCAGAAGGGTGTGGTTACGGCTCCGACTGCGGCGCAGTTGTTCGACGCCCTGTTTGCCGAGTTGAAGTCATGGATCAACAAGCTTCCACCTGTTCTCAGGGAAAGCTTCGAGGTGTTCTCCGACAAGATCGTGCTGAAGGGTGCGCCTGAAAGCAGCTTTATATCGGCCAGGACCAGCAGCGCGGAAAGACCGGAGGCGCTGGCCGGTGTTCACTCCGAGCATGTTTTGCTGGTGGTCGATGAGGCGTCTGCTGTTCCAGAGGCGGTCTTCGAGGCGGCGGCTGGATCCATGTCCGGCCACTCAGCCACAACCATAATGATCTCGAACCCCACCAGGTCATCCGGCCTGTTCTACAAGACGCACCATGAACTGGCGTCCGACTGGAACCGGATGCATGTCAGTTGCTTGGATAACCCCCTGGTTTCCACAGACTTTGTGCGACAAATCGCCGCAACATATGGCGAGGCATCCAACGCCTTTCGCATCCGCGTTCTCGGCGAGTTCGCCCTGGGCGATGATGACACCCTGATCCCGGCAGAACTGGTCGATGCAGCCTTCGACCGGGATATTACGGCGCCCATGTCTGAGCCTATTATATATGGAGTGGACGTTGCCAGGTTTGGTTCAGACCGGACGGCGCTCTGCAAGCGGCGCGGCAATGTTGTTGTCGAGTTGAAATCATGGGGCGGCCTCGATCTGATGCAGACCGTGGGCGCGATCGTGAATGAAGCCAAGATGGACGCGCCGGACGAAATCTGCGTCGATACCATCGGACTTGGTTCCGGCGTTGCCGATCGACTGCGGGAACAGGGCTACAACGTCAGGGACGTGAACGTGTCGGAAAGCTCCGCCATGAACCCCAACGCCAACAGGCTGCGGGATGAACTCTGGATCTCGGTAAAGGATTGGCTGGGAACCAGGGCAGTTAAGTTGCCGAGGGATGAGGCGCTGCGGCATGAACTGGTCGCCCCCCGCTACACGTTTTCCAGTTCTGGTAAGCTTGTGGTAGAGTCCAAGGACGGAATGAGAAAACGCGGGATGCGTTCGCCCGACTTGGCGGATAGCCTGTGTTTGACGTTTGCCGGAACTGCCGCTGGTGTGGGCGGTCGAGCATTTGCATGGCGTCCCGGCAAACCGCTGCGGCGCTCAATTAGTGGGATCGTGTGATGGCGAAGACCCCGGCATGGCAGAGATCGGAAGGCAAAAACCCCAAGGGCGGGTTGAACGCCAAGGGCCGCGCATCTGCAAAAGCTGAGGGCATGAACCTAAAACCTCCTGTGAAGGCTGGCGATAATCCTCGCCGTGCTTCATTCTTGGCTCGGATGGGAAACATGCCGGGGCCAGAACGGGATGAAAAGGGAAAGCCAACACGTTTACTTCTATCGCTGCAAGCGTGGGGTGCGAGTTCAAAGGCGGATGCCAAGGCCAAGGCAAAAGCCATCTCGACGAGAAATAAAGGAAAGGCTTGAATATGAAGAAGCCTGTCTGGAAAACCAAAGATCCCACGAAGTCAGACAAGAAGCTGACGCCAGCTAAAAAGGCTGCTGCAATGGCGGCGGCGAAAGCGGCTGGTAGACCCTATCCGAACCTCATCGACAATATGCGGGCGTCCCGCAAGAAGTAGGAGAATGAAATGGCTTCCTTTTTGATGAACGGTCGCACGTTTGATGATGCGGTCGCGATCACAACTTCCGCCACGGCGGACAACAGCTTTGGATCAATCTATGTTGGCGGCGCCGGAAACGTGGCGGTTGTGACTGAGAAGGGCACAACAGTGACGTTTAACGCGGTTCCTGTTGGAACGATCCTCCCGATCCGCACTTCAAAGGTGCTGGCGACATCAACAGCCACTCTCATGGTTGGCTTCAAGTAAGGATCACGCTCATGCCGCGCATGATGGAAGACAATATGGGCATGGGACCGGAAGAGCCCATCAACATGGAAGACAGCGAGCGCGGCGATGCCTGCCCGCAGGCTACCGGCGACATCACCCTGAACATGAAGAACAGGGGCAAAGCCATTGATAAAGCTGACTATGGTCCAATGGACCCAAATCAGCCTAATGACCAGTATTGGCGCAGAATGGGTCAGCGTTGGAAGGTCTCAGGTGAAGAGGCTAAATCCATGCGCTGCGGCAATTGTGCTGCTTTCAACCAGAAGCAGCATATCATCGACTGCATCGAGGAGGGGATTGGCGATGGAATGTCTGACGACGCAATGGAGGTCATCGAAGCAGGTGATCTTGGCTTCTGTGAAATCTTTGATTTCAAGTGTGCTGCGAAGCGTACCTGCGCTGCATGGATTGTCGGAGGCCCAATCAAGGACGGGGCCGAGGGTGAAGATTCAGATGAGTATGATGACCAAGACGGGGCTGAAGGCGATGAGCCTGGATTAGCCATCATCATTGGGAGAAAGTCATGAAAAAACCTAGCAAATCCGCATCCAAGATCGCCAAAGTGATGGGCGAATATAAAGCTGGAACGCTTCACGCTGGCGTCAACCCCAAGGGGCCGAAGAAGGCGCCGCTGGCTGGTAGCCGGAAACAGGCGGTCGCGATTGCGCTCAGCGAAGCTGGCAAGTCGAAGAAGAAATAAGGATTGAAATCATGGCGAATCCCGTCACGTCATTCGGCGCATATAACCCCGATCTGATCCCGATCAGCGCGGATGGCGTTCAGGACTCGGCTTACAACAGTGAGACCGGGTTTCTGACGCCTTATGATGTGCCAATGACGGACGAGGAGTTCCGCTATCGCGTTGCCCAGGCCATCGAGGACGCTACAACCTACATCGACAGCTACATTGCGCCGGAACGTGAACGCGCAATGTCGTTCTATCTTGGCGATCTCTTTGGAAACGAGGAAGAAGGCCGCTCTCAGGTCATCATGACGGAGGTGCGGGACACCGTCCTGTCCATGATCCCGTCACTTCTGCGCATTTTTACCGGCGGCGACAAGCTTTTGGAGTTCATCCCGAAGTCTGCCGAAGACGTTGAGAGCGCAGAACAGGCCACAGACCTGATCAACTACATCTTCATGCAGGAAAACCCCGGTTTCCGCATCCTTCATGACGCTATCAAGGATGCTCTGATCCTGAAAACAGGCGTTTTGACATGGTATGTGCGCACCGATGAGAAGGTGGAATATTATTCCTATTCCGGCATCTCGCAGGCAGAGGCAAACTTCATCGCTCAGGACAATGAGGTGTCGGTTGAGGAATACGCCGAGGAAACAGACCTTCTGACGGGTGAACAGCGCATCACAATGCGCATCAAACGTACCAAGAGAACGCCTCGATATGTGGTCGAATGCGTTCCGCCTGAGCAATTCCTGATCGACAACGAAGCCACCTGCATCGCAGACGCGATTTACGTGGCTCGGCGCAAGCTTGTGACGATTTCTGAGCTTGTCGAGATGGGTTACGACCGCACAATCATCGAAGAGAACGCCGGAACAGGCGGATTCGAGATGAACAACGAGGTCATCGTTAGAAACCCCGCAGATCAGTCATTTTTTGGGCTAACGGCGCAGAATGACGAGGCTACAACTAAAGTCTACTATGTCGAAAGCTATATGCGGATCGACAAGGATGGCGACGGCATCGCAGAACTGCACAAAGTCTGCTCGGTCGGCAATGGATCTTACATCTTGCACGATGAGGTGGTGCAATATGCGCCGTTCTCGCTGCTTGAGCCTGATCCAACGCCTCACACCATCTTCGGCAAGTCGATTGCTGACCAGACGATGGATCTGCAACTGATCAAATCCTCGATTATGCGCAACACGCTTGATAGCCTGGCGCAGTCGATCCACCCGCGCATGGTCATCGTCGAAAATCAAGTCAACATCGACGATGTAATGAACGTGGAGACGGGAGCCATCATCCGCGCTCGCGCCCCTGGCATGGTCTCGCCTCTGGTTGAGCCGTTTGTGGGCCAGCAGGCGCTTGGCGTGATGGCCTATCTTGATGAGGTGAAGACCCAACGCACCGGCATCTCCCGCACTTCGCAGGGTTTGGATGCTGACGTGCTGCAATCGACCACTCGGGCGGCAGTTCAGGCGCAGTTGTCTGCATCGCAGGACCGCATCGAGATGATTGCGCGGCTGTTCGCTGATGGGATCAAGCTCTGTTTCCAAGGTCTCCTGCAACTGGTTATCCAGCACCAGGACAAGGCGAAGATCATCCGTCTGCGCAACAAGTTTGTGCCCGTCGATCCCCGTGGCTGGGATCCAGGCATGGATATGGTGGTGAATATCTCGCTGGGGCGTGGCTCAGATGAAACCCGCCTGATGGGTCTGACGCAAATCGCCCAGATGCAGCAAGGCACCATCGAGAAATATGGGCCGAACAATCCGCTAGTGGATCTCGCGCAGTTCCGCAACACGCTGGCGCAGATGACAACCTTGCAGGGCTTCCAGGATGCATCGCAGTTCTGGAAGGAAGTGAACCCGCAGGAAGTTCAGGCGTTCATGATGCAGATGCAGGCTGGTTCCAATAAGCCTGATCCCGCGCAGCTTTTGGCTGACGTTGAGGCTGAGAAGGTGAAAGCCGACATCATCATCAATGCGGCCAAGCAGGAACTGGACCGGCAGAAAGCCATCGCCGAGAACGATTTCAAGCGCGATCAGATGTTCATCAACGCAATGCTTCAGGCGGCTGAGATCCAAGCCAAGTATGGGGCGCAGGTGGACATGGCGGTGATCAAGGCCGAGGTGGATCGCCAGCGAACCGAGATCCAGGAGGTGTTCAAGACGGCGCAGGCATTTGCGCCTCCTGCCGCGCCGCCCCCTGTTCCAATGCCGCAGGCGCCCATGATGCCAACTGGGATGATCCCTCCGGGAGTTCGATAAATGTCCAGCTTTGAGCAGGAAGACTTATGGAGGTCAGCCAAGGCGCTGGCGTCAGATAAAGCCACCGGCACGGTCTTGGATCGCTTGGAACAGCGATACATTGACGAATGGCGGCAATCTGATCCAGCGGACCTTGAGGGGAGAGATGCCGCGTATTTTATGGTGCGCGCCATAGCCGCGTTTAGGGGAGAGCTGAATGCACTTGCTTCAGAGCCTGATATTACGCGGTTTAACAACCGCTTGAAGCGGGCAAACTGATGGGGTAACTTATATGTCAAATGCTGAGCAGTCGCAGCCTAGCGAAATCAGCCTAGCAGAAGCCGCTGACCGTATTTCTGCAATGGAAGGCCCCCCGGCCCAAACCAGACCAGATCGAAGGCAGAGGGCTAATGCCGAAGTCGATCAGACAGAGGCGGCGCTTGATTATGCCGATGAGACGTCCGAGACGGAGAACGAGGCAGCAGATGATTATTCATCTGAGTTCGAAGGCGAGGATGAGGCAGACTTAGGCGCGGACGACAATGGTGGCAAGGATAAACCTCTTGATCCGAACCGGCTCGTAACCGTCAAAATCGACGGAAAGACAGTCGAGGTTCCGCTGAAGGAGGCTTTGGAAGGCTACCAAAGGCAGTCCGATTATTCACGCAACTTCAACCAGTTGAGACAGGAGAAACAGCAGCTAGAAACTGAGCGGAGCCAGATGCAACAGGCTCTCAGCGCGGCAATCCCGATCCTGCAATCGCAGATCGAACAGGAACCGGACTGGGTGCGGATACATCAGGAAGACCCGATCAATTATCCTCTCATTCGCGATCAATGGAACGACCGAAAACACCAGCTTGCAATGATGCAGCAGGAACAGGTTAGGCTCCAGATGGTCGAGCAAGAGCGGGAAATGGCTGCTAGACGGCAACTTGTAGAAGAGGGCCAGAAGTTTCTGGTTTCCACCTTCAAGGAGTGGTCTGATCCAGAGAAAATGCAGGCTTCGACCAAGAACCTTCGGGAATACGGCCAAAAAGTAGGCTTTACCACTGAAGAATTGGCGCAGGTGTATGATCCTCGTTATGTCGTCATCCTCGAAAAGGCCAGACGATATGATGCGCTGAACGCTAACCGTCCTAAGCCGAAACAGGCGGAAGGACCAAGGCCGATGCGGGCAGGTTCCACAACGTCTAATCCCCAACGCGGTAATGATATGGCGCGAATGCAACAACGTCTCAAAGCATCAGGCAGCGTCAATGATGCCGCTGCTTTATTTGGTCTGATGGACTCAAGGAGAAGGTAACATGGCATCTCTCAGCAAAGTCACCACCTACGACGCGGCTAACGAAATCCGCGAAGACCTCTCGAACATCATCTACGACATTTCGCCCGTAGATACGCCTTTCATGTCCAACATTGGGCGTGACACATGCAAGAACACCTACTTCGAGTGGCAGGTGGATGCGCTCGCTGCGGCCAGCACGGCTAATGCGGCTGTTGAAGGCGCGGCTGCTGGCAACGCTGACTTCACGGATACCGTCCGTGTCGCCAACTATACCCAGATCAGCACCAAGGTGATCTCGGTCTCCGGCACCGACGATGCCGTGGACAACGCTGGTATGCGCACCCAGATGGCCTATCAGACCGCGAAGGCTTCCAAGGAGCTGAAGCGCGACATGGAAGCCATTATGACCAGCAACCAGGCTGGCGTGGCTGGTAACAGCTCGTCCACCGCCCGCAAGACTGCTGGTCTACCTACCTGGCTGATCACCAACTCGCAGGCCAATGCCGCGACTGTCTCGGCCATGTCTGGCTCGGGCGGCAACGGCTATCCCAGCACCGCCTGGACCGGCCTTTCCACCTCGACGGACGTGGCTCTGACCGAAACCATGCTCAAGACTGCCATCCAGCAGGTCTGGGAGCAGGGTGGCGACGCCAAGATGTTCATGGTGAACGCCTACAACAAGACTGTGGCGTCTGCCTTTGCTGGTCTTTCCCAGCAGCGCCAGATGAACACTGGTGTTGCTCCGCTCAAGATAATCGCGACGGCTGATATTTATTTGGGGGATTTTGGTGAGGTATCCATTGTCCCAAATCGCTTCCAGCCTGCGAACTTTGCGTTCGTTCTGGACCCTGAGTATATCAGCGTGGCGTACCTGCGTCCGTTCCAGACCTTCGACATCGCCAAGACCGGCGACTTTGACAAGAAGGAAATGGTGGTTGAGTACGGTCTCCGCATGAAGTCTGAAAAGGCCAACGCGGTGATTGCTAACCTCATTCCTTCCTGACAATAAAGGGAGCCGGGTTAACCCCCGGCTCCTACCTTTCTGGGAGAGACTGATGGCTGAGAACTTCGCGCCAGGATCATTCGATCTGGCCTATGATTCGCTCACTGGCACACGCCAGCAGATGCACTTCACAACAGATAACAAGATCGTCCTCGAAACCACGGTCGAGATCGACCAGATTGCCGAGCAAAACAAGGCAATCAGGAACGAGATCAGCAGGACGGACAAGCTTCCTGATGGGATGGTTAAGGTCGCATCAATTCCAATGGTCCTCTATATGGATCTAAAGCAACGTGGTATCCTTGGGGACAAGACCGCACTGCGGAAATGGCTGGCGACAGATGAGGCCGCTCCGTACAGAACGCACTGGATGACGAGCTAATGGGCACAATCACAAACTACGCCACGTTGCAGTCAGCCATTGCTGACTATCTGAACCGTGCTGATCTAACGTCTCAGATCCAGACCTTCATACAGTTTGCCGAGGCTGATCTGAACACCAGGCTGCGCAGCCGGGAGATGATCGTCAACGCAACGGCTACCAGCGACGGGCAGTTTGTGGCGCTTCCTCCTGATTGGCTAGAAGCCATCAACATGATGATTGTTGGCGGTCAAAGCCCCCTGCGCTACATCACGCCTGATGAGGCTGATACAATCATCAAGGCGCAGACCTACACCAGCACCAGGTTCTACTCGATGACCACTGGCATCATCGAACTGGTTCCGCCTGCCGTGGACGATATAACCATCGACATGGTCTATTATGGTAAGATCCCTGCATTATCGACCGCCAACACAACAAACTGGCTGCTGACCAAGGCTCCTGATGTTTACCTCTATGGCGCCCTAACCCATGCAGCGCCATTCCTGATGGACGATCAGAGGATGGGTGTCTTTAGTCAGATTTATCTGGCTCGCGTTCAGTCATTGCAGGATGAATCACAGAAAGCACTGCATAGCGGATCGCCGCTTATCTCTCGGCCACGCGGCGTCTACGGTTAAGGAGCTATCATGTCCAAATCAAATGCCTTCGAAAACTCGCTGCTGAAGCTGATCTTCAACGCGACAGCCATCGCCAATCTGGCGGACAATGCAGCGTCTTCACCGCTGACCAATCTCTATGTGTCGCTCCACACGGCAGATCCTGGTGAGGCGGGTGACCAGTCCACCAGTGAAGCCACTTACACCAGCTATGCTCGCGTGGCGGTTCTTCGTACATCTGGCGGCTGGACGGTGACGAACAACAGCGTTTCGCCGGTTGCGAACATCGACTTTCCCAACTGCACAGGCGGCACCAACACGATCACCTATTTCGGCGTTGGGACGGCATCGAGCGGCGCTGGCGTCCTATATTACAGCGGCACGGTCAGCCCCAGCATCTCTGTCAGTTCTGGCGTGACGCCTCGTCTGACGACTGCATCGACGATCACTGAGGACTAAAGCCAATGGCATTTGTAACCGCAGATCGTGTTCGAGACACATCGACCACGGCTGGTTCTGGCGCGTTCTCAGTGTCTGGGACAGCGCCAACCGGATACCGGACATTTTCTGCGGTTCTGTCTGTCAGCGACACCTTTTACTATTCGATCCAGCATCAAACGCTGAACGAGTGGGAAGTAGGACTTGGAACCTACTCGTCTGCAAACACGTTCTCGCGGACAACCATCTATTCGTCATCCAATGCAGGTTCTGCCGTCACCTTCTCGGCAGGGACCAAGGATGTTTTCATTACGATGGCTGCTGCGCGGTCTCCGCAGTTAAACGCATCAGGCAATGTGACGGCTCTAGGAACCCCAGTTTCTGCAACTTTGACAAATGCTACTGGGCTCCCGCTGACAACAGGTGTCACTGGAGTTTTACCATTTGCTAATGGCGGATCGTTGGCATGGCAGTCTGTGCAGACCGGCAACTTCACGGCTGTGGCAGGGAATGCTTATCCGGTCAACACAACATCTGGTGCGGTGACTGTGACGTTGCCTGCGAGCCCGTCTGCGGGCAACATCGTGCAGTTGACGGACTATGCTGGCACATTCAAAACCAATGTCTGCACTATTAACCCAAATGGCGGAAAGATTGCTTCGTCAACGGCTAACGTGATCCTGACGCTCAACAGATCCAGCTATGCATTTGTTTACATTGATTCCACGCAAGGTTGGATTGCATATTCCGGTCTCACGACTAGCCCACTGACATATACGGTGGCTTATCTAGTTGCAGCCGGCGGCGCTGGTGGCGGTGGTAGCGCGGTAAATGGCGGCGGCGCTGGTGGCGGCGGTGCGGGCGGATTGCTGGCAAACAATGTCTCGTTAAACCCCGGAATCGTTTACACTGTTATCGTTGGCGCTGGCGGCACAGGCGGCGCTGGGGCTTCTGTGCCAACAAACGGCGTTGCATCGTCAATTTCTGGCTCAACTATATCTACCATCAGCACTACTGGCGGCGGATATGGTGGCTATTGGCCAAACAATGCTGTTTCTTCAGCCGCCGCATCCGGCGGCTCTGGAGGAGGCGCGGCGGGCACAGCCAGTGGCACTGCAACAGGTGCTGCTGGAACATCAGGCCAAGGGTTCAAAGGCGGCGACTCTACTGCTCTTTCCTCAGGCGGCACATCTGGCGGCGGTGGCGGGTCTAGTGCTGTTGGGCAAAACGCTGTTTCGTCCGGTGTTGCTGGCGCTGGCGGCGCTGGAACTGCGTCATCCATCACAGGCTCTTCAATTACTTACGCTGGCGGCGGTGGTGGTGGAATGTACACTGGTGGTACATCTGGCGCTGGTGGAAGTGGTGGTGGCGGCGCTGGCAGAACAGGCGGCGGCACAGCAACTGCTGGCACGGCTAACACGGGCGGCGGCGGTGGTGGGTGCGGCGCAACAGCGGTAGCAACAGGCACTGGTGGTGCAGGTGGCTCCGGCGTTATTATTTTATCGGTTCCAACCATTAACTACAGCGGAATTGTCACGGGCTCACCAACTATAACCACAAGTGGGGCTAACACAATTTTGACGTTTACATCTTCAGGGAGCTACACGGCATGACACACTTCGCGAAGTGCCTAGACGGTAAAGTCATTCAGGTCATCGTTGCTGAACCGGAGTTCTTCGATACGTTCGTGGACTCGTCGCCGGGCCAGTGGCTTCAGACCAGCTACAACACCCGTGGCGGGGTCCATTACGAGCCAGATGGTGAGCCTGATGGTGGCGTTGCTCTCCGGGGCAACTACGCTGGGATTGGCTACACCTACGACGCTGTGAACGATGTGTTCTACGCGCCGCAGCCATTTGCCAGTTGGGTTCTGAACCAGACTACATGGCTCTGGGACGCGCCAGTGGCGTATCCTGATGACAATCAGCGGTACGTCTGGGATGAAGCTACGACAAGTTGGGTGATCGCAACTGAATGAAAAACCCCGGTCAGACCGAACTGACCGGGGCAAGTCTCGAACAAATCACTGAAGGATCTAGGCGCACAAGCGGCTACGCGAAACCATTCGCCGAATGTAGACCAAGGACCATTCCTTGACGCATCTAATGTCGCATGGTCTTCGATGGTGTCAATCGTTTTGACCGAGAAGCCCACACAATGTAGAATTCAATGGTGCAACTCGGGGCATAGAGATGGACACGCAGACGTTAATCAACTTTGCCTTGGGATCATTGCTTGCCTTGATAGGATGGCTTGCGCGGCAACTCTGGGAAGCAGTTGAGCGTCTGAAATCAGACTTGCACCAGATCGAGGTGGATCTTCCAAGCCGTTATGTCCGGCGTGAAGAGTTCTCCGAATCATTGAAAGAGATCAAAGACCTTTGCAGGCAGATTTTTGACAAGGTAGACAGCCTAGAGAAGCGGAAGGCGGACAAATGAGCACCACGGAAGAGAAACAGGAGAAGTTTGCTATTGAGATGGCGGCAAGCGCCAGCAAGGGCGCGTTGGTCGAGAAAATCACCTTTGCCGGTATCCCCATCCTGTTCTCCTGCGTAGTCTATCTGATGAGTGCGCTTTCCTCCGCCAACAATGAGATCATTCAACTAAAGTCCAAGGTTGCGGTGGTTGTAAACGCTGATAACAAGGCCATCCCTCCGCAGGGGACGACCATCGACATGGCGCAGATCCGCGAAAACCTAAGCGAGCAAATCTCCAAGGTTGAGAAAGAGAGTGCCCTGGCCCGCGCTGCTATGACGCTCGACCGTGAACGCTCGATGGCGGCTATCGAGAAGAGCCGCATGGACATGGTGGCAGATGCCGCTGCTGCGCGTGCCGCCATCCGGTTTGACACAGCACAACTGATCGCAGCGCTTGATAAGCGCATCACCCTGCTAGAAAAGGGTAGATGATGGACCCACTTACCCTCCTAGCAGCAGCCAAGGTCAGCTATGAAGCCATCAAGGCTGGCATAGCTGTTGGCAAAGAACTGCAAGGGATGGCGAAGGATCTTGGATCGCTGTTCGATAGCATTGCGGCCATCACTCGTGCCGCTGCTGATCCAAAGGGAAGCATAATTGCAGGCAAGTCTGCCCAGCAGATTGCGATGGAAGCCTATGCCGCCAAGGCAGAGGCTGATGCAATGATGGAAGACTTGAAAAATCACTTCATTGGAGAGTTTGGAATAGCAGCCTGGGATCAGGTGCTGTCACACACAACACAGATCAAGAAAGATATAAAGGCTGCGGCTCTTGAGGCCCAGAAGCAACAGGAAGAACTGGCGCAGACCATCATGACATGGGGCGCAGTGTTCTTGTCCATCGTTTTGGTCATTGTGTGCATAGTTCTAATCGCAATCGGTCTTGTCAGCAGATAGGGGCATCGGATGAACTTGCTTGAAAGCTTTGGGCCTTTGCTTGGTCAGCTTGCTCCTACCATTGCCACAGCGCTGGGAGGCCCGCTGGCAGGGGTTGCTGTGAAGACCCTATCCAATGCTCTATTCGGCCATGAAAACGCCTCAGAAGACCAGATTTCCGAGGCTATGGCGTCTGCAACGCCAGATCAGCTTGCGGCAATCAAGAAGATAGATGCTGATTTCAAGGTGCAGATGAAATCGCTCGACATTGATCTGGAGCGCATCTCGGCGGGTGATCGAGACAGCGCCAGGCAGATGCAGCGCGAGACAAAGGATTGGGTTCCGAAAGTTCTCGCCATTGTCATCACACTGGGCTTCTTTGGCATCCTGATCTGGATGCTGCTCAATGGGATGCCAAAGACAGGCACCGAGGCGCTCCTGATGATGCTTGGCGCTCTTGGAACAGCATGGACTGGCGTGATCAACTTCTATTATGGGTCATCGGCTGGATCAAAAGCCAAGACAGATGCAATGACTGCTAAAGGTGACAAATGAGAGAGAATTGGGATGAATGCTTCGAGATGGTCCTGAAGCACGAAGGTGGCTACGTCAACGATCCTCGTGATCCTGGAGGCCGCACGAACCTGGGTGTTACCCAGAGAGCTTGGGAAGCCTACTGGAACCGCAAATCTTCTGAAGATGAGATGCGGAAACTGACGCCAAACATCGTCAAGCCGTTCTACAAGGCTATGTATTGGGACAAGATCAGGGGCGATGACCTGCCGTCTGGGGTGGACTACGCGGCCTTCGATCTGGCGGTGAACTCAGGAGTTGGTAGAGCCGCAAAATACCTACAGCAGATTGCCGGGGTGACGGCGGATGGCGTGATCGGGCCTAAATCGCTGGAGGCCATTAAGGTTTGCGACCCCAAGGAAACAGCGGATGCAATCTGCGACATGCGGATGGACTTCCTGAGACGCCTGCCAACATTTGAGACATATGGCAAAGGATGGAGCCGCAGGGTGGCGGAGGTTAGCGTCAAGTCTGCGGAAATGGTACAATCTGGCTGAACAGATCAGGTGATCTAAATGGCTGACTTCGGCATTGCAGCATTACCTATTGCCGCCTTTCCCATATCTGGATCGGCGCAGCAGGCGGCTGCGGCTGAGTCCGTTGGAACAGCCACAGGGACATCGACGGCAGCGGCGGTTAGCGAAGTCATCGCGTCTGGCGTTGCATCTGCCGCAGGAACTTCGACAGCATCAGCAACCAGTGAAATCATTGCGTCTGGCGTTGGTTCTGCGGTTGGGACATCGACAGTTCAGGCGGTTAGCACCCAGATATTCGAAGCAGTTGGGTCTGCGGCTGGAACCTCAACGGCGGATGCCGCCGGGACTTCTGTTGCGGCATCTGTAGGGTCTGCGGCTGGAACATCAACTGTCCAGTCGGTTGCAGCCCCGATTGCTGCATCTGTTGGATCGGCGGCAGGGACATCGACTGTTCAGGCGGTTGCGGCTCCAATTGCGGCGGCGGTTGGATCTGCGGCAGGAACATCAACTGCCCAGGCTGTTGATATTGCAATCGCATCGGCGGCTGGGTCAGCCATTGGAACATCAACGGTCCAGGCGGTTGGCGCTCTTATCTTCCAGGCTGTTGGGTCAGCTACCGGGACATCAACGGCAGCGGCAAACAGCAACACAATCATCGTGGCTGTTGGGTCTGCCGCAGGGACATCGACGGCATCGGCAGTCGGCGACGGGATTAACTTTGTCACCGGCGTTGGCTCGGCAGCAGGCACCAGCACGGCATCCGGCGTCCTTGCAGCCACCGCCATCATGGTTGGCTCGGCAGCAGGAACCAGCACGGCGGAAGGCGTTCTGCGGGCAACTGCGGCAGCGGCTGGATCAGCGGCAGGAACTTGTGTAGTATCGGCAGAAGGAAAAGACATTGGCTGGCATCCTCTGCCAACGCCGGTCAGCGCTTGGGATGATATAACCCCGCCGACCGATACTTGGGGAGCTGTTACGCCACCCGTCAGCACTTGGAACAATATTAGCCCGCCTGCCAATAGCTGGAACGATATACCTAAACCAAACAACACATGGCAGAAGGCTGCGTAGGAGCTAACCGATGGCTGATTCATATACCGCCAATCTGAATATGACGAAGCCGGAGGTTGGCGCGTCTCGCGATACCTGGGGCACCAAGCTCAACACTGATCTTGATACGCTAGATGCTCTGTTCAACGCGGCTGGAACTGGAACATCCGTTGGGTTAAATGTTGGCTCTGGCAAGACGCTGAGTGTTGGTGGGACGCTAACGGCCACTGGAGCTGCATCGTTTGTTAATGCAACCCTGAGCGGAACGCTGAGTGTTGGTGGGACGCTAACGGCCACTGGAGCTGCATCGTTTGTTAATGCAACCCTGAGCGGAACGCTTACGGCACCAGCAATCACTAGCCCATCAGCAACTGCTCTTAGCATTAAGTCGGCTGGCACGACTGCGATGACGATTGATACGAGCCAGAATGTAGGGATTGGGACGAGTTCGCCGGGAGCAAAACTTGAAATTGCAACAACAAACCAGTCAATGAAGATCACTGGTTCTGGCGCTGCAAATTGGACAACCGTAGCGAACACATCCCGCAGTTTTAACTATGGCGTTGATGCTACTGGTTTCAACATTTACGATAATACTGCTGCTTCTTATCGAATGATCATCGACGCCAGCGGCAATTTGCTGGTGGGCCTTACAAGCCCACTTGGGAACGAAAGAATTTCGGTTACAGGCTCAGGAACTTATGTTGGTGTTTTCCAGCAAAACACCAACACAAGTGGGTATCATGTTCTCCGTTGCGGCCTTCAGCAGAATGGCGGCAATACTTCTTCGTATTTCCTTTGGGGGAACACTAACAATGTCGGCAATTGGTATCTGTATGGAAACGGCACTACCTCTTTCTCGTCGGACCAGCGGCTAAAGAAAAACATTGAAACGACCCGTGATGGCTATCTTGAAGATGTGGCAAAGCTTCGTGTCGTTAAATATAATTGGCGAAATGATGAAGATGGAACTCCAAAAGAGCTTGGCCTGATTGCGCAAGAAGTTGCAGAAGTCTTCCCCGGCCTTGTGCAGGACGATATAAGCAAAATTTCTGAAGAGGACGATACTGTGTATAAGCAGTTGAAGAGCAGCGTTTTGCCCTTCATCCTCTTGAAGTGCATCCAAGAACTAACCGCCAAGAACGACGCGCTTGAGGCTCGTCTTGCTGCGCTGGAGTCTAAGCAATGAGCGTGACGAACACTTGGGTCATCGAACAGATGGATTGCTACCCGCAAGCTGAAGGGCAGACGGATGTTGTGTTCAATGCTGATTGGCGGGTCATAGCAACCGATGGGACATATCAAGCCAGAAGCAATGGATCGCAGCCAATTACATACAAGGCTGGAACACCGTTCACTCCATATGGCGCATTAACTCAGGATCAAGTTATCGGCTGGGTCCAAAATGCTATGGGATATAAAGAAGTCAATGCAATCCAGGATCGTCTGGTGGTAGAAATACAGAACCAGTCAACGCCTCCTGTAGTGACGCCTCCACTGCCTTGGGGTAAATCTTGAAATGTTGGACTGAAATAAAAGGCTCAGAATATGCCACTTGCACCAATCACCATTCCTCCTGGTGTCGTAAAGACAGCCACGCCTTTGCAGGTGAAGGGGCGCTATTGGGATGCCAATCTGGTGCGTTGGCGCTCTAACAAGCTGCTTCCTGTTGGCGGGTGGCAGCGTATCACGGCAACCCCTCTTGCAAGTACCCCTCGCGCCTTGTTCACCTGGACAACCAACTCAGGGACGCATCTGACGATGGTTGGCTGCGGTGACACTCTTTATGCGCTTGAGGGTGCAATTTATACAGACGTCACGCCTGCCAACTTTGTAGGTGAAGAAGCTGGATCAGTTGGTGGCTATGGCGCCTGGAACTATGGGACGCTGCTTTATGGCGATGACACTGATGCCACCTATCCAAGGCCGCAGTCTGCCTATTTCATACCGTCCTTTTCGTGGACCTTCGACAATTGGGGCGGCGATGTTCTGGCTGTTGCATCGAGCGATGGCCGGTTGCTGCATTATGGTGAGGGTGAGGATCAGGCGCACCCTGTTGGCTACAATGACATTGCAACTGCTGTCAGGGCTTCCAACGTCATAACGATCACCACAGACCATCATCATGGGTTCATTGTTGGTCAATCTGTGGTCATTACAGGAACCAGCGTTGGTTCGATGAATGGCACGTTTACGATTGCAACGGTTCCAACTGATTCATCATTTACCTATGCCAACTCAGGGACAAATGCCTCTGGGACAGGTGGCGTGGCAAAGTCTGCTAATGCCGATCTTCCTCCTATCAACAACCGTGGCGTCATTGTTACAGCAGAACGCCATGCAGTCTTGATTGGCGCAGGTGGAAACAATCGCCGGGTGGCATGGTCAGCCTCCGAGGATTACACCAACTGGGATTATGCCGACACGACGATAACCTCTGGCTATCTCGATCTAGATACATCAAGCGGGATCATCATGTGCGCGGCAGTTCGCGAAGGCACCCTGATCTGGACCGAGGATGAGGCATGGCTGATGCGCTATATAGGCCTTCCCTACATCTACGCTATCGAGCGCATTGGATTTGGCTGCGGTTTGATCGCACCGAGATCATTCGCCACGTTTGCCGGTCGATGCATCTGGATGGGGAAAGAAGGCTTTTGGCTCTATGACGGCGGCGTTGTGAAGCCTCTGCCGTGCGATGTTGGCTCCTATGTCTTTGACAACATCGACCCTGATGCGGGCATCCTCTACACGCACGGGGCGGACAATAGCGTCTTTCCAGAAGTTTGGTTCTGGTATCCAGCAGATGGCGAGGAAAATCCAAACCTGTATGTCTGCTACAATTATGCAGAAAACTGGTGGTCCATTGGCGAGATGGAACGTACAGCGGCACAAGGCGCTGGGATCTATCAATATCCGATGACCGGCGACAGTTCTGGCGAGTTGTACTTCCAAGAGAACGGCTGGACGGCTGCTGGCGTCCCGATCACCACTGGCCGCTATGCCGAGACATCCAGCATCAACGTCACCAATGGATCGACGCTTGCCCATGTAAAGCAGACGATCACGGACAGCGGTTATGGATACTCCAGCACTCAATTGACGTATTTCAGCAGCTTCACGCCAGAAGGGACGGAGTACACATCTGGCCCGTTTAGCCCGCGGTCCAATGGTTACTGCGATACCCGCGTGACCGGGCGCGACTTCCGTGTGAAGATAGCTTCGACCCAGGATGCCGAATGGAGCATTGGCGAGATGCGCATTGATCTGACAAGCGGGGGTGGTCGATGAAAGTCAATCTTCCGCCAGCACCGGCTAAATATGAGCCTGACTACTT